TTTGTTATAAAGTGGGACGAGCATCACACGCCTCACTGTATTGAGGATGGAGATTTAGTTCCCGTATCAATACTAAGTTGGGCTGACTGTCACACATTAATGCAAACTCCTGCATGGACATTTCCTGAACCTATAAAAGAATAATTATGGAGGTAACTGGAATGCAGATAGGATTTGACGCTCTTGTATCATTGATATCGGCATTGATCGGTGCGATTACAGTTTGGTATAGCCTTAAGAATAAGGTCGCTATACAGCAGCTTATACTAGAGAATATAACTTCAGACATGGATGAGTTAAAGTCCGACAAAAAGGAGGTTCAGAACCAGCTACATAAAAGAATTAACGACCTTAAATCACAGGTCGAAAGCAACAGAGAAAAGAACGACGCCTCTCTTTCCGATCTAAAGATAGAGATGAGAGAGATGGAGCTTAGGATCATACAGGCGATCCAGACACTAAAAAAATGAATCGATTTATATATATAGCAGTAATATCTCTGCTTATGTCCTGTACACCTCAGAGAAGGTTTACAAGACTGATAGAGAGACACCCGTACCTACTTACCACAGACACACTGTACGTGCACGACACCGTTGAGGTAACAGTGCCAGAGGTTAGTGTAGATACGATTGTAGAGATGCATGAGCTTCACGATACTATTTTTTTAGAGAAGGAGCAGCTCAAGGTAAAGGTTTACATAGACAGAGAGAAAAAAGTTTATATAGAAGGAAGGTGTGACACGGTAACTGTTCAAGAAATTATAGAGAGAAAAATCCCTATAAAGTACTACGAGAAGACACCGACATGGAAAAGGATTCTTAACTGGTTCATACTTGTAATAGTCATAATTTCGATACTTTATATATCGTTTAGAATTTATAAATTTGTAAAAAAAAAGACATGAAAGATAGATTATTTTCAAACTACATAACAACAATACTGGGTGTATTGATATTAATTTTTTGCGGTGTAATGATATACACCGAGAAGGCTGACGTAGAGGATATGTCAGGATGGTTAGCTGTCGGTCTTATGTTCCTTAGGTCTAAGGACAGCCTTATAGCATTGCCTGTTAAGGAGAAGTAATATGGAAAAGCTAATCACATGCCCGCACTGCAAGACGCAGTTCGACATGTCTATAAAGCCCACAAAGACAAGCTCAAAATATCTATGGATATTTGACAATGGTCATGGTGGAGTCATAGACGGTGTCTATCAGACTATGGGTAAGAGATCTCCCGAATGGCCAGATGGAAATGTTCTTTACGAGGGGGAGTTTAATAGAGCTATCGTAGATAGACTCATGAAGATGTGTGATTCTAACGGTATAGATGCAGTTAATCTTGTAGATACAAATGTAGATATAAGTCTAAGAGAGAGGGTGAACTCTGCGAACAAGATAGCGAAGTCGTCTGACAAGCCTTGTATATATGTAAGCGTACACGCCAATGGATTTAGCGATGAGTCTGCAAATGGTTGGGAGGTATTCACATCCCCAGGGGAGACAAAGTCGGATCCTATCGCAACTGTTTTGTATGAAAAGGCCAAGGCTGAGTTTCCTGAACGTAAGATGAGGCCATCAACAGCTGATGGTGATCCTGACAAGGAGGCAAAGTTTACTGTACTCACAGACACATCTATGCCTGCCATACTTTCTGAAAACTTTTTCATGACCAACTACAGAGAGTGTCACGAGATACTCATGAGCGAATCTGGAAGAGACAGGGTTGCTAAGATACATTTTGAAATGATTCAACAGCTGGAGAATGGCTAACAACACGGCAACACTTCGAAAGCCCAAGAAGAAACGAACAGGTATCCATAGCAAGAATAACTCAAGGCTAAAGAAATCTGTTAATTATAAAAAGCCTTACAAGGGTCAAGGAAAATAAAAATTGCTATATTTGTATTAAATAACTGACATGGCAAAGATAGATTCATATTCAACAACCACACCGACCGAGAACGATCTCTTACTGGGATCTGATTCAGACGCTGCTAACGCTACAAAGAACTTTACTGTAGGATCCTTGCGTGACTACATGATCACAGCTAGCGTACCAGCCACTGCGTCCTCAACAGGGACTGCTGGCACACTTGCGTATGATTCAAGCTATCTCTATGTGTGTGTAGCTACAAACACATGGAAGAGGGTTGCTATCGCCACTTGGTAGTAAATAAAATTAAATGAAAAAAATTGAAAAGGATGAGCTTGACAAATTAGTCGAGCTTAACAAAAATTACAGGGACATTAAGTTTCAGATAGCTGACATTGAGATCACCTTCGAGAGATTAAAAAATCAAAAGATAACCGCCATAGCAAACCTAGAGATGGGAGGGCATGACCTGGCTACCTATCAGAAAGAAATCGCTGAGAAGTATGGAGAGGTGGACATAAATTTGATGACAGGTGAATATAGTTAGAAAGATATCTGTCGGTCCAGACTACATGAAGTGCATGCACTACGTCGTGGGTCAGGAGGTCCTAGGAAAGAGTTACACGATAGACTCAATAATACAGGAGGATTCCTCTATCTCTATATATATACGAAGGGATGATGAGATAGTTAAGTGGAAGGAGTTTAGCTCTACGATGCCTGTATCTATAGAGTTTAAAATAGACTTCTGATGAAGTCGCCATACTGCTTCGTTATAAAGCCTGTCGATGGAAGGCGTTATGACAACATACGCAGCTATGATGGCAAGGAGTTTATCATAAGCACATCCCAGGAAGACCACACCGTATCAAATAGATTTGCAGAGGTTGTATCTATCCCTATATACTACGACGGACCTGTCAAGGCAGGTGACATTGTTATAGTTCATCATAACGTATTCAGGTACTACTATGACATGCAGGGAGATCAGAAGAGCAGTTGGCATCACGTAATGAACGACATATTTATAGTCGAACCTAGTCAGCTCTACCTTTACAGGAGGGATGACGTATGGATGGCACCAGATCCGTTCTGCTTTGTCAGACCGATAGAGTCTGAGGACCATATGTTCACACAGTTAGGTAACCTTGAGCAGCTTTGGGGCGAGTTGGTCTTTAAGAACGATCAGATAGACTACGTGCAGCAGGGGGATGTGATATCATTCACCCCAGATAGCGAGTACGAGTTTAGGATAGGTGACGAGATACTTTACAGAATGTACAACAGAAACATATGTCTAAAAAGGTAGAAATATTACAGGCGGCAAAGCTAGCCATAGATGAATTGATAAAGGTTTTAAAGGAACCAATAATCACACATGCAGAGGATGATATAACGGCAGACAAGATGAAGAACGCAGCATCTGCCAAGAAGCTAGCATTCGATGACGCCTTAGCCATGCTTCATAGGATTGAGGAGGAGGAGATTGATAAGCAGGAGGTAAAGGTTATCGATGCAGGTAAGAATGGATTTGCTGAAGGAAGGGCCAAGAATGGAAAATAAGCTGTATAAAATATCAAATGATTATATAAGCAAGAATGCCTTGATGTCAAGAAACAGGGCAAAGAAGTGGGTCTACGGTTACGATGAAAAGTATGACCTGGTTGTTATATCTAAAGATGGAACTATAGGTGATATATATGAGATCAATGGTCTGCATATAGCAGTACCCAAGACTCCGAAAGATATAGACGCAGAAAACAACCGATGGGTTGCTTCAGAGTACTCAAAAGAGTTGTCAAGGATACGAACAATATTTGACTGGAACAGGAAGGACAATTTATTTAAGTCAAAGTATGTAGACTACATAGAGAGTGAGTTCGATAGAAGGGATGAGGGGCACTGGTTTAAAAACAATGGCAAACCCACCTATATAACTGGATCTCACTACATGTATCTGCAATGGACAAAGATCGATGTCGGTCGCCCTGACTTCAGGGAGTCCAATAGAATATTCTACATATTCTGGGAGGCATGCAAGGCTGACAAGAGATGCTTTGGGATGTGCTACCTAAAGAACAGGCGTTCAGGTTTTTCTTTTATGGGTTCAGAGGAGTGTGCCAACATAGGTACTATATCAAGGGATTCAAGGATAGGTATACTGTCCAAGACTGGTAGTGATGCCAAGAAGATGTTTACAGACAAGGTGGTGCCAATCGTTAGGAACTACCCATTCTTTTTCAAGCCTATACAGGACGGTATGGACAATCCTAAGACCGAGCTTGCATTTAGGGTTCCCGCCAGTAAGATCACTCGTAAGAATATGGACGAGGAGAAGGATGACGAGATAGAGGGCTTGGACACAACCATTGACTGGAAGAACACCTCGGACAACAGCTATGACGGTGAGAAGCTGTTACTGCTTGTACATGACGAGAGTGGTAAGTGGGAGAAGCCAGAGAACATACTAAACAACTGGCGTGTGACAAAGACATGTCTGAGGCTCGGTAGTAAGGTAATAGGAAAGTGCATGATGGGATCGACATCAAACGCCCTTTCAAAGGGTGGTGGTAATTTTAAGAAGCTATACATGGATAGCGACCCTCGTGTAAGGTCTGGTAATGGGCAGACACGGAGTGGATTGTATTCCTTATTTGTGCCTATGGAGTGGAACTATGAGGGGTACATAGACCAGTACGGATGGCCTGTTTTTGAGGACCCAAGTAATTCTGTATTAGGTGTCGATGGGGAGATGATAGATGACGGTGTTATAACGTACTGGAACAATGAGGTGGCTGCACTAAAGTCAGACCCAGACGCATTGAACGAATACTACAGACAGTTCCCTAGGACAGAGTCTCATGCATTCAGGGATGAGTCCAGGCAGTCAATATTTAACCTGACAAAGATATACCAACAGATAGACTACAACGACAATCTTATTAAGGATAGGATACTTACGAGGGGGTACTTTCACTGGAAGAACGGAGAGAAGGACACGACTGTGATATGGACGCCTGACAAGAAGGGTAGGTTTGTTGTATCATGGGTCCCTAGCTTTGAGCATCGAAATAATATTATAAATCGAGGTGGCGTAAAGTATCCTGGGAATGAACACATGGGATCATTTGGTTGTGACCCGTATGACATATCTGGGGTCGTGGGAGGCAGTGGATCAAACGGTGCACTACACGGTTTAACAAAGTTTCACATGGAGGACGCACCCTCGAATGAGTTCTTCCTGGAATACATAGCTAGGCCTAAGACGGCTGAGATATTCTTTGAGGATGTACTCATGGCGTGTGTATTTTATGGGATGCCTATACTTGCAGAGAATAACAAGGCTAGGCTGTTGTATCATTTTAAGAACAGGGGATATAGAGGGTTCTCTATGAATAGGCCTGATAAGAACAAAAAGAGACTATCTAAGACCGAGTTAGAGCTCGGTGGTATACCTAACACCAGTGAGGATGTTAAGCAGGCACACGCATCAGCTATAGAGTCATACATAGAACAGCACGTTGGTTTTGATACCGAGGGTATTTATAGAGACTCTGGTAATATTGGCAGTATGTACCTCACTAGGACATTAGAGGATTGGGCCAAGTTTGAGATCAACAATAGAACAAAATACGATGCATCTATAAGTTCAGGATTGGCAATTATGGCAAATAAAAAGTATATTTCTGAGGTACATAAAAAAGAATCAAAAATAAGTATTAAATTTGTAAGATATGACAATCGTGGAAATAGAAGCGAAATAATAAAATAATGGAGAAACCTTCAGTAATAATTAACCAATTACCATTCCCGAACCAGATAGCCTCTGACGAAGAAAAGTCTTCTGAGAAGTATGGCTTAAGCGTGGCCAAAGCGATCGAGGGAGAGTGGTTCAAGAGAAAGGGAAGTTCCTGTAGGTTTTATGACCAGTGGGGAGAGTATCATAGACTAAGACTTTATGCTAGAGGTGAGCAGCCTGTACAGAAGTATAAGGATGAGCTATCTATCAATGGTGATATGTCTATGTTAAACCTAGACTGGAGCCCCATTCCTATAATACCAAAGTTTGTAGATATCGTTGTCAACGGTATGAATGATAGGCTTTACAAGGTTAAGGCTGAGGCTCAAGACGTAATGTCTGCTGAGAAAAAGAATCAGTTTCAGGAGTCTATAGAGAAGGACATGATTTCCAAGGACTTCCTAGAGATGACAAAGAAGGAGTTCGGTATCAATGCATTTAACATGGATCCGAATGAGCTGCCCGCTGACGATCAGGAGCTATCGCTCTACATGCAGATAAATTACAAGCCTGGGATAGAGATAGCCGAAGAGGTAGCTATAGACACCATCCTTAAGATGAACAAGTTCGACGAGACCAAGAAGAACTTTGACTATGACGTTACAACCATAGGCGTGGGTGTGATGAAGCACGAGTTTCTTGTGAATGATGGTGTGAATGTGGAGTATGTAGACCCAGCTAACTGGATACACAGCTACACCGAGAAGGAAGACTTCTCAGACTGCTATTACTTCGGAGAGGTTAAGCAGGTTCATTACACTGAGCTATTGAAGATAAACCCAGACCTTACAGATGAGCAGCTGACTGAGATTAAAAACTCCAGCTCTGCTTGGAACAACTACTTCCCGATAATAAGAAACTATCAAGACGATCCTTTCCTAAATGAGGTCGTCACTCTTATGTACTTCAACTACAAGACAAGCAAGAGGTTTGTATGGAAGAAAAAATTACTAGACAATGGCGGTGAGCGAGTCATAAGAAAGGGAGATACATTTAATCCTCCAACAGGAGATGGTATTCCGTTTGAGATAATAGAGGCACCGAGAGAGGTGTGGTATGATGGAATACTTGTTGGTGGGTCTAATATTCTACTTAAGTGGGAGATGGCTAGAAACATGGTCAGACCCAAGTCAGCATCTCAGAGTGCGATGCCAAACTATGTGGCACACGCACCAAGACTGTACAAGGGCAACATTGAGTCATTGGTCAGGAGGATGATTCCTTTTGCTGATCAGATTCAGTTGACTCATTTAAAGTTACAGCAGGTAATGGCTAGGGTTGTGCCTGACGGTGTATTTATAGATGCCGACGGTATCAATGAGGTAGACCTGGGGACAGGTGCGGCATACAATCCTGAGGATGCATTGAAGTTATACTTTCAGACTGGTAGTGTTATCGGTAGGAGTTATACCCAGGATGGAGAGTTTAATAATGCAAGGGTTCCAATACAGGAACTTAATTCTAACAGTGGACAGTCTAAGATGGCTGCACTTATTGGAAACTATAACCATTACATGAACATGATCAGGGATGTGACGGGTATCAACTCGGCAAGGGATGGATCAAGTCCAAACCCTGACGCACTGGTCGGTGTACAAAAGCTGGCAGCACTTAGCTCAAACACCGCGACAAGACACATATTAAATGCAGGTCTTTATGCGACAAGAAAGCTTGCTGAATGCATATCACTAAGGGTTGGAGACATACTTGAGTATGCGGACTTTAGGGAGGAGTTTGCGATGCAGATAGGTAAGTACAATGTCTCTATACTTGACGAGATAAAGGATCTTTACCTGTACGACTTCGGAATATTTATCGAGGTTGCACCAGATGAGGAGGAGAAGCAGATGTTGGAGAACAATATAAATATAGCCCTCCAGCAGCAGACTATAGATCTTGAGGACGCTATAGATATCAGGAGCATGAACAATATAAAGTTGGCTAATGAGATGCTCAAAGTCAAGAGACGTAGACGTATGGAGCAAAAACAAAAAGACCTTCAGCAGCAACAGCAAATGAAGCTACAGTCTGACCTACAGGTACAACAATCTGCAGCAGAGCAGAAGGCCCAGCTAATACAGCTTGAAGCACAAGCTAAAGCTCAGATTAAACAGTCAGAGATGCAGTTTGATATAGAGAAGATGAATGCAGAGGTAGAGGCGAAGAGGTATCTAATGGACCTAGAGTTCCAGTACAACATGCAGCTTAAAGGAATAGAGGCAGAGTCATTGATGGGTAGAGAGGACAAGAGGGAGAAGGCTAAGTCTGAGAGGATCAGTCAGCAAAACACTGAGCAGTCAAAGCTAATAAATCAAAGAAAGAATAACCTACCGCCTCAGAATTTTGAGAGCACTGAAGACACACTTGATGGATTTAACCTAGAATCATTTGGTCCTAAATAGGATATAAAAATATTAATTAACTTTGTAGATAAATAAAATTTAATAAAATGGCAGAAGAATTTAAAGTAAGGGCCGTTGACTTTGAAGAGAAGTCGGCACAGGAGATCGAGAGAGATCTCTTAGCAAAGGCAGAGAATGAAAATAACCAAGCTGAAGTAGCTATAGACACTACAGAGGCAAAACAAAATACTGAGCCGCAAGGCGAAGTGAAAGAGTCGTCCATGAGTGACGATGACGTTCTTTCATATATTGGAAATAGGTACGACAGGGAGATCAATTCCTTGGACGAGTTGTTCGAGCAGCGTAACGCTAACGAAGAGCTTCCTGAGGATGTATCGGCATTCCTGAAGTACAAGAAAGAGACAGGTCGAGGTATCGGAGACTTTGTTAAGATCAATAAGGATTATGACAATGTTAACGACGACCAGCTACTACTTGACTACTACTTAGAGCAAAACAAGGGACTAGATCCTGAGGATGTAACATTTGAGATAGAGGACAAGTTTTCTTATGATGAGGATCTCGATGAAGAGAGAGAGGTCAAGTCCAAGAAGGTGGCGAAGAAGAAAGAGCTTGTTAAAGCTAAAGAATATTTTAATTCTTTAAAAGAGCAGTACAAGGTTCCACTTGAGTCAAGGGAGTCCTTTGTTCCAGAGGAGGAGAGAGAGAGCTTCGATAGCTACAAGAAACAAAAAGAGCAGCGATTGCAAAACGAGAATACGCTTGCTGAGAGGGCTAAAAAATTTACAAGTAAGACGAGTGAATTATTCTCTGAGAACTTCGAAGGTTTCGGGTTCAACGTATCAGAAGATAACAAGGTTGTCTACAAGCCAGCTGACAGCAAGACCTTACTCAACGAACAGTCTGACCTTAATAACTTTGTTAATAAGTTTACAGGGGAGGACGGATCGATTGAGGACTATGAGGGATTTCATCGTTCTATAGCAGTGGCCTCAAACCCTGAGAAGTTTGCCAAGTACTTCTATGAGAAAGGAATGGCAGATGCGGTAGACAGCGTGGCTAAGGAGTCTAAAAACATTGACATGACTCGTCAGTCCACAAAGATTGCCCCTAAGGAGGGTGTACAGGTCAGATCTATAGATGCAAGTCGAGGCAATAGATTAATTATTAAAAAACATAAAAACTAAAAATTAGAAAAAATGGCTGGAACATTAGCAACCACACCAGGTGTAGCAATTACACCTAGTTCGGTTAAGGCAACATTGCCTACAAATTACATCACCAATTTCGACTTCTTAACACAGTATCTTCCAGATACTTACGAAGCTGAATTTGAGCGATATGGAAACAGATCAATCTCATCATTCTTGAGAATGGTCGGTGCAGAACTTCCTACTAA